ACGTATTTATATTTACGCCAAACACCACCATAGTTAGCCCAATACATTCCTGGTCCTGGGTCTTCAGTTGGCATAGGATTATCTGGGTCCATTCCAGATTGTGTAATTTTACGACTTTCAGCCTGCTTGGCAGTACGACCTTTTGCAAAAGCAGAACGTTCTGCTGCGGTCATTTTATTCATAGGTTTCGAAGTGTCACCAGTAAAACCTGCTTCATACGCAAGGGTTACTGGGTCAACCTCAAGGTCTTGTCCAGCCTGTGCTACTGCAGCATTAATATCTGCTTCGGTTACTTGAGAGGTGTCGGTGCGAGGACCTGCAACACGTGGTGCACCAGTGGCGCCATCATCTAGTTGCATTAAGTTTGGATTTAAAGTAAATCGAGCCATATTAAACTCCGAATCCCATCGCTCTTGCAACTCCTACCGCGGAGTCACGTGCTAATTCTTTGGACCAACCCGCTTTTTCTGAGTTAGGGTGATTCTTTAGGTAGTTATCCCAGTCAGATAGTGAACCCATCTGTACATTTCCTGCTGTTCCATCTGGACGAATAAATTTATCTAAGTCTGGATTATCTAAATCAATAGTATTAGCGTCAATATCCCAGTACTTAGCCATCCGAGTAATGTAAGGTTCTACAACATCCATAACAGTTAATCCAGGAGTATCTTGTAATCTCTTTGCAAATAGTGGGTATCGGGCAGCAGCCTTGGCTGCAAACTGGCTCTTAAATTCATCAACAGTTTTAGTACCTGAAGCAAGTGCTATACCAAAAGCATCAATTTCTTTTTTGCTATAGTCAGATATTCCGTTTGCCTTGAGCAAAGCATTGATTGAAGAAATCTTAGCAATTGCACTAGATGGCAACTTAGTTGTATCACCAAGGTTTACCTTTGCCCATAAGAAAGACTCTGTAAAGTCCTTAGCATTAAACAATGATGGAGTGATAACTGTCTCCATACCACCAGTGGCAGCCCTACGAGTAGTTGATTTACCAGAAGCCTTAGCCTCAGTGTTTAACTTATTAAAGAATTCTGTTTTGTCTGCAGCAGTAAGTTGACTGACGTCAAAGCCAATAGTCTCAGCAATTTGATTTAACAATGCTTCTGATGTAATTGGGTCGTACTCTGTATAAGTTACGCTTTCGCCAGTCATCGCTGGAGAGTTCTTTGTTAGGACATTTAAAACATCCCAAGGGCTTTGCTTCTTGCCTTCTTTAAAGGCTGCAATAGCGCCATCTACAATGTCATTCCATAGCGCCTGACGAGCAACATCGGTTGGCTGCTTGTTAGCAATAGTAAGTAGATACTGAGTAAGAGCAACCTGTGCGCTACCTGGTAGTTTAGCAAAAGACTTCTTGACTATAGATGCATCAGCCTTAACTAAGTTACCCTTTGCATCTGGCATCCAGATGTAGGTAATCTTAGGACCTTTGGTTTCCTTTTTAGGGACAACAATGACTGGTGGTTTAGGGACAATGCTTGATGAGGAAGTCTCTGGTGCTGTTGTCACTTCTTAGGCTCCTTTATATTTAAACTATCATTGCTGTAATAGCGTGTAATGATTCTTTGTAAGGTTGGGTCCCATAGAGAAAGGCTTTCTTCAAGATATAGTTGCCAGGCTTCTTCAAGTTTACTTTTATATCCTGATGGAGCATCTAAGCGAGCCTTACCAAATGAATCTCTGTATTCAATAAATGCTTTAGCGTGAGTCCAGAATTGTGTGTTTCCAAACTTCTTCATAAAGTCTGTATCTTTTAGAATTGTTTTAAGACCAGCAGATTGAGTGAAGGCTGTATCCTTAGCGGCTTTGCCGCCACCATACTCAATAAACCACTCAGGGCTTACCTCTCCAAGGGTTTCAGCATATCCTCTAAGTTGGTCTTTTAGTTCTGGAACGCTTAAATAACTTGAATACCCAGCCTTCTTGGCTGCAGAATTTAAATCATCTTTAAATCCTGTGTAAGCCTTCCAAAGACGTGACTTAGTAAGTTCATCCTCAGCCATTTGTGGTGTCTTGAGTTGACTATTAAGAATAGTTCCACCAGGAAGAGTTGCATTAGGGTCATTAAGGAACTTGCTAACCTGAATGTTATAATCTCTTGGCAGGTCAGCAGTCATTAATCCAACAAGTGATGGGTCAAGACGTTCTAATTTCTTAGCAAGCCCAGAGAAATCTTCATAGATTCGGCTGTAAGCCTTTTGACTTGGTGGAAAATATGCAATCTTCTCGCGGGCGCCACCTGTAAATAGACGGTCCATTGGGAAGTCTGCACCACCCGCAAGACGCATTTGCTTTTGGAATTCATCCTCTGCAAGATTAGATGCTTGCATTTCAGTAAGAGGCTTACCAGTCTTTGGGTCCGTCTTAGCCTTGTACTTGTCGTACAACATATAGTAATAATCAGAGAACAATGCATCGGGACGGGACTCAACATACTGAGGTGTACCAAGTAGTGAGAACATCTGTGTACGGAACTTACGCAGGTAGATACTCGCTGTGCCTTTGCGAATACTTTCTTCTGTAGGCTTTGGACCTAACTTCATTTCGTGAAGAACCTGTTGACGCTGCGCCTCAGACAGTAGGGAATTAACCCACATCTCATCTGTTGTGCTTTTATTTAAAGCAGTTGCTAAGTTACGTGCCCAAGCAGGTGTGAATGTACGACCCACTTGAGTCTTTAAATCTGTTTCAATTCCATAAGGGAATAACTCATCATATGAGTATCCAGGAATTCTTCCGACTGTCTTGTCGATAGTCTTCTTAATCTCATCTTCAGTGCTTACCTTCCAAGATAAAACACGTCCAATAGCAAGTGGAACTAAATATGACCCACTAGGAAGGTTGGCTATAAAATTAGTTGCGCGAGAACTAACAATTACACCTTTACCATCGTTTAAACCCATTTCCTTTGTACCAGGAATAAGCAGGTATTCAGCCTCCATTGGGTTCTCAACTGGATTACCATACTTGTCTACACCAAATGAGTTGTATAAACCGTAGTAACTGTTAAGGAACCCGCCCATACGTCCAGGCTGCTTAACAGCAAACCCACCATAACGATAGATACCAGAAGCAGCAGCATTAGGAAACGTTGTCAACGCTCTTGCGAGATATAGACCACGCTGTTGACGTGGAATTGTATAAAAAGTCTTACTAATATTCTCAACCATTTCGGCTGCAACAGCCTGACGCATAGATAAAATAGTAGCAAGTGTAACTTCTTGACCCTGAGCAACAAGCATATTTGCTTTTTCAGTCATACGCTTAGCAAAATCAATTGTTCCATAAACTTCACGGATAGCGTTTTCTGGGAAAACCAATCCACGCCAAGCCTTTGCCATTGCAGAATCTATTGCTTCATTTGCGCTTTTAACAAGATTAGTTGGGTTAGCATAAGGAACATCAAGTGGTTGAATACCAACCATCTGGTCTAACTTGTCAGCCAATAATTGTTCTAAATCAGTCTTTTTAACAGGACCAGCAGATGCAAGCAGTTGTGCATCCTTAGTCGGTAGGTAACGATTAACATATGAGAATGCTTCATCAACCATATCTGTCAACTGGTCTATAGGACGACCCATTGAACGTGCATAAGATGCACCTTGATTGCTAGCAGCCCAAGCAAGAATACGCTCTCGTGGAATACCAGCAAGAACTTGGTCAACAAGCATATCTCCACGCATAAAGTTATTGACTACATAAGCCAACTCATCAAAATATAAAGGGTCAGCAACGTTAGTGATGCTCTGAGGACCATTTCTAAAGATTGTATTAAACTTTGCTACAGTTGCTTTGTTGCCAAGAACTTCAATTGCTCTTGTATTATTGTTAGCAATTTCACTAAAGTAACCATCACCAAGATAATTTTGATTTCTCATAGATGGCATCTCAATTACTTGACCATTAGCCAAAGTAATTTTTTCTACTTCAGGTAGTAAAGGTTTCTTTTGATAGCGACCTTCTGCAACAGAGAATATCTCTCCACGCTTCCTGATTGCTGGTCCAAGTTCCTGTAAAGAGTCATTAATCTTTTTATATGCTGAAGCAATTGCTACATCTAAAGTATTAATTTCTGGAGCCATAGTATTAATGGTCTGAGATGCCTTAGCAATTAATACTTCTGCGTTACGAATCTCACTAGCATAACGTGCAGCGAGGTTTGCTTCTTCTGAAATCTTTGCTTTAACAAATGCTGTTGATGGCAAAATATCTTTTGGATTTAAATTGCCTGGTATGTATCCCATTCTGTCTGGTTGAATTTTTGATACAACCCCAACAGGTTTTAAATTAGCCTCATCTTTAAATCCTCTAACAATTTTAACTGGAATAGAATCAAGATTAGCATTTAATGCTGCTTGAAGTCTGTGGTTTCCTTCTGTTAGTTTAAGGAAAAGTTTTCCAGTATCGTCAACAAAATATGCAAATATTAATGGGTCTGTAAATCCTTTACCAGATTTTAAATCTGCTGTAATTTTTGCAATTGTTTCTGCAGAATAACCAGGTACCGCGTATCCTCTTGCGGTTCTATCAAATTCCATAAACTTTTTAACAAAATCTGTTTTGACAAGAGCCATAGTGTCTTTGCCAGTTTCAGTAATATTTGGATTCTTTTCAAGAACCTCATCAAATGTAGTCGTTGCAGATTTTGCTTCTGCTTCTTTTCCAACAGACTTTAATGTTTCAACTCTACGCTTTAAGTTATACAAAGATGGGACATCAATTGGCTTTCCATACTCAACTGTGTATTTGTTAAGTTTGGTCTCAAGGAAATCAACCATCTTTTCTGCAGCACGAAGGTCTTCTTTAACTACATCTGCCCATTCGCGTTTAGTTGCTGGAGATACTCCAGGAACATCTGCAAATAGTTGCTCATACTTAGCATAAACAATATCTCTATTGTTAATAGCAATGTTATATTGTTCAGACAAGCCTTTAAGTTCGCGCTGAATTTCGGTTTTAGCGCTAGGCAAAATTGTCTTAGACTTATCAATACCACGCATTACTACATTTACATTGTTTTTAATAATCTGTTTAGCAGCGGGACCAAACATAGTCGTAGCAAACTTGGTGCCTCCAGCCATAGTTCCACTAAGTAGTGGTTCAAAGATAGAGTTCTTTGGAATATAACTAAAACGATATAGTGCTGATATTGAAAAAGCCTTATTACCTAATTCAAATATTGTACGCATTGCATCACGCCCACCGCCTGCAACGGTTTGAATTCCACCAGTTATTTTATTTTTTTGACGGCTTGCAGCACGAGCAAGCATTCTGTCAAGTTCACCAAATGGAAGAACTGGCATAGAGTTTGCTAGTTGAGCCTGAACTTGAGGTGCAACTTGAATTCTTACACCAGTTGGGTCAAGGGTGGTACCCATTTGACGTAGATTACCGTGAACAGAATAAACGTCTTGCATTAGATTGGTTACAAAACTATCAATTAAATTAGTGTCAGTAAATCCACGAGTAAATGCAACAGTACGAGCAAGTTCAGTATTAAGATTGTTAATCATTGCAGCACGTTCGCCATCAGTCTTTGCTGATACAAACTTATCAATTACCTCAAGACGATACTGTGATACAGTCATTGGAATGTTTTCGTGGTTTATAATCATTTTATCACCACGAGTAAACAAAGGAATATCATCGAATGTAGCAATAAGTTCATCGATACCATTTTGTGGACGTACACCTGAGTTAGTAATAAAACCCTTAGGCATCATTGTTCCAAATGTTCGAATAAGAACTGTGGATGGACCATTAAGGTATTTGCTCTGTAATACTGTTTGTGTGTATCCACCAACATTTGAAAAGTCACGCTGGGTAACAGCAAGACCAATGTCTTGTTTACGACTACGAACAGCGCCAAAAACTTTACTGCCAATAACTGGCTCTGCTGGTTTATAGTTTTTACCAAAGAAAGTTGGTTCGGTTGACACAACACCAGTATTTGGGTCTTTAACTTCTTTTAAGAAAGCATCATAAATTTCTTGATGCTTAGGGTTCTTTTTAATAGCATCGTCAAATGCACCAAAAACACGAGAAGAATTTTCGGGCGTTACTTTTGGAAGTTGCCCAGTTGATGCGTAATTACCTTGGATAACAAGATTACCATCGCCCAATACCCATAGGTCATCACGCATACCAGCAGCAGCAAGGCGCTCAATTGCTGGCGCATATCCTTTATCAGCAAGAATAAAGTCACGAACCATTTCTGGTGATTCTGTATCTTTAATAAGGTTAACAATGCGAGGATTGTTACTATGATTTTTAATAATTTTTTTAATTTCAATATCATTTGTTGTTCTAGCAAGTTTTTCAACGTCTTCTCCAAAGACGGTAAAGTTGCCCTCTGTACCACCAGACTTGCGGAATGCAATATGCTGATTAATTAAATCTTCAGCCTCAGGCATTGCGTTCACATCACCAGCACGAAAACGGGTATTAAGACCAGCCTTTAATGCACTAGCACGAACACCTGCAGCAAGACCTACACCTGCAACGTTGATTGCAACGTTCTTAATTAAAAAGTCGTTTGTTCCTGTAATCCACTTGCCAAGAGTGTTTTCTTCAAAGTTTTTCTTAATTTGTTCATCATCCCATAAGTCAACATTGTTAACATCAATGCCACCGTTTTTAAGGATAAGACTTTGAAAAGCACCTAGCGGTGTTAGATTGCTCTTGAGCAGAGATACACCAAGAGAAACCTTTTCGCTTCGTTCGTATGCATCAATTACATCTGAAAACTGAAAACCTTTACCATACTCATCAGCCTGGTATAAACGACTGCTTGGGTCGGTAAGTAAAAATGCTGTTGAGATAGGACGAGCAATGATAGGACTGAACACATACTGTTCAGCCTTTTGTGCAGCGTAAAGAACTGGGTCAACAGCCTTTGCAACAGAAGTATCTACAGTTGCAAGTCCAGCCTTCTGAAGAGATTTTTGTGTTCCTGCTTCGGCGGCAATGCCTGCTGCAGCAGCAGCACGAGGGTCACCTTTAAATGTTTGTGCAGCACCAAGTTGTGCGCCGCTAGATGCAATATTTCCAATAAGTGCACCAGGAAGTTGTGCGATTCCTTTAGCAGCACCTTTAAGAGAATTAATGAAGTCATCCCATACTGGCATTACTTCACCTCCGCTGCTCTAAATGTATCAGGGCTGCCACCTTGTACTTCATTACCAGTAATAGTCAAGATAAAAATATCTCTATCTTCTGGTGACTCCCAAGGAACCATTGCCAAAGGGATTGCTATTTCATAATTGTCATAACCTAGAGAGTTAGCAAACTTATCTAGATGGTCAAAGAAGTTATTTTCTACCCATCTCATCAAAGTATTAGATTTTTCAGGTAGTTAATAAACTGCTTGTAAGAATCAGGTGTTCCTGGCAGACGAGTAGCATTCATCAAATCTGGAAGGTAACGCTTAATAAGTGCAATGTTTTCATCTTGATTAATAGATGATGTTAAGCGTGCAGGAAGTGCAGATGAATCACGACCACGACCAATATCTACACCATCAGAAATTGGCAAATCATCCATTGATTCAGCATCAAGAGGTGTAATCCCTGACATCATTGATTCCATTGGGTTTGTAGGAGCCTGTACTGGAGGAACTGGGTCACCAGCCAAGGCTGCACCACCCTGTTGTGCCATAGTTTCTACTCCTGTTGAACCTAAACTTTTCATACCTGGAATGTACTTAGGTGCCTGAGTTCCTTTGCCACCTGCTCCACCTGTAGCAGAAATGTTTGCAGGGTTGTATTGAGGACCACCATTGGCACCACCACGATTTTCTGCTGCAGTTGTCATTTGTCATCCTCTTCTTCTATAAAAGTATCTTCAAGTTCACTGTTGTACTCTTCGGCTAAACGCATCATTCCTGCTGCATTCCAAGGAGTCATTGCTTCACTTACTTCTGTATGAAGAAAGCGGTTACCATCGTAATCTGCCCATTCGGATATTAAAACCCAACCTGATGCAATGTAATTTTTACCTGTGTTATCTGTATCTACAAGAAGTCGCAAGGCGTCTTCAACTGCTTCGCGGAACTCTTCACTCATTTTTTGTACTGAGTTTCTAATACAAATGGTTCTGCTGTCTTGCTGTCATTAAGTGCAGCAATAGATGCTGCTTGTTCAGGGGTAGCACCTGCATAGAGTGCACCAAGTGCATAATCTCCACCAGTGCCTATACCGTAGTAGCCTGAATCGCTACGAGATACTGCAAGGTCACTATCAATTTCAAAGATGTTTCCATTAAATGCTATAAGCACATAAAGTTCAAACTCTTTATCTGCCGATTTTGATTCTAAAAGCCCACACTCAGTTAGTTGTTGCTTTAAAGATGGAACAACTTTGCTAATCATAAACTGAAAAAGGTTTTCTTTATCCTTGGCAATTGGAGCGGGTGGCTTCCAAGTATGCAAGATAACTTGCAATGCTCGTACATCTCCTGCGGCTCCAATAATAAAGTTTCCGTTAGTTACAACTTTAACCATATCTGGATGAGAGTAAATCTTTGAATCACCTACAACGCGAGAATCGCCAAGAACAACACAGCGATTTGCGTATTCAACGCCGATAATTGTTGTCATTGTCCCCTACCTTAATTATCTACGTGCTACGGTTCTTACGCTAGCGTTTGCTTCTCCTCCTCCAGAAAGACTGGAGAGGATACTCATAATGTCTGGTGGTGCTTGTTCAGGTGCTGCAATTTCTGGTCCACCTTCAGGAGCAATAGCGCCTCCTGCTGGAACGCCTTCGGGAGCAGGGGACATTTGCTCAACCGCTTGTGGTGCCCCAGCAGGAGGAACTTGCTGCTGCGGAGCAAATGTGGCTTCAATTGCGTCTTCTAGTGCTTGACCCTTTTGACGAGCCTTGATAACCGCAGCAATCTTACGTACTACTTCTGAAGCATCCTGACCTTGTGTTGCCATCTGTGGAATGGCTTGTGTGTAGGCAGTAAGCGAACCAAGTAATGCGGCACGCATATCTTCAATTTCAATCTTTTCAAGTTCTTGTGTTACGTTTACAGTAAATGGAAGTTCTCTCATAGCCATATCTCGGCTGATGAGTTTTCCTCCAAGTGCTTGAAGCATAAAGATAAGACCTTGCGCTGGGTTAAGACCAGCAAGCATACCGTAACGAACATCAGCAGAATAGTCATTCTTGATGTCCTTACTTGGCTTGTATGTAATTTCATATGGAGAACCTGAATCTACGCCACGAATTGTTTTTTCTTCTGGATAAATAAGTTCATCAACTTCAAAGCAAAGGCTAATAACATCGCGTAGAGCAGATGCAAAGATTGCTTGAGCAGACTTAACCTGGGTATCAAATGCACCCATAAGAGCCTGCACGCCTTGTCCAGTGACGATTGAAGCATCAATGTTGCCTGTACGTGATTCAGGATAACGAGTACCAACACGAAGTTCTTGATTGAGCAATGACTGCTCTGTAAATGCACCTTGGGGAAGTGTAAGTTCTACGCGGCGTACACCTGCTGGGTTTGCAGTACGGATAACTGCGTCTCCACCAAGTTGTAGTTCCTGTACATCCTGTGGAAGTACGATAGGAGCCTGAACAGATTTCTCTGCTGCTTCCATTGCAAGCAATGCAAAGCGATTGCGTAGTAACTGAATACCCAAGACGTCATCAAATTGTCCACGAAGTTCACCATCAACAGATGGCTTACGTGCAACAATAACCATCATCTTGCCCATTGGGTTCTTGACCTTTGAAAGAATCAGGTCTTGACGTGTTGGTAAGTAGATGATTGATTGGTCTTTGTCATAGTAGCGAATTAACTCAACCTCGTTATTAAGGTCTTGCTTGTAGCCTTGACCACCAAGCAGTTGCCTTTCAAACTCTGGAAACTGAGTAACGAGTTCGCCTAATGTCATTAGGTATCTCTTAGCAAATGCCACACAACGTCCATAGCGGTCAAACTCTGGATAGGAACCTATCGGGTTTTCTATGCGGATACGTGGCAACTTTGCTTCTTCGTCCAATTCAATAATGAACGGAACGAAACCATATGTGATGTACCAGTCTGCGCCTGAGTACATTTGTACTGAAAGGTCAGAGTGTGCAAAATAATTTGATGCAATGCGGGTACGCTTATCAGCAAAGTTACGCGCTCTGTCATTGACTGCGTTGGCTGCTGAGCAGTTTACTGCTGGCAGTGGTGCCATAACCTCTGAGAGGTCACGTGCCACAATGTCAATGAAGTTAGCAACTACGTTGGCATCTACGCCATCTGGAAAGAAGTCAGGGTAAACCTGTGAGATTTGACCCTTACGGACAGCAAGGACGTCAAGGTTGCGAGCATCTCTCTCGCTATTGCGATAGCGCAGTGATTGAACACGTGCTGCTACCTGTTCCATTGATAATGCCATTGTTATCCTATCCGTATTGGTTTGACCATTGGTCTGCAAACGCGTCATCTAAGTTGATTGCAAACCTGCGTTCAACTTGAGCACGAGTTGCCCAACGGTTGCTTTGATACTGTGTTGCTTGACTTGACTTTTGCATTAACTCTCTAATGCGGATAACCGCAAACCATAGAGCCATAACAACGTCAGTAGGGTTCTTAGTATCTGGCTTCCAGGTAATGAGTTCTTGAACAAGAGTCTTTAAACCCTCAGAGCCTTCATTACTTGGTAGTTCGATAATGTTGTTATCTTGGAATCTGCCATCTCGTGTGTTACCAAACAAGGTAGCCATAGATGCCACACCGAAAGACGTGTCCCATTTGTTCTTGCCAGTAAAGTGTGAATTCAGTTGCGTACCGTAACCTGCTAAGAAGTTTCGTAGATGTTCGTCCAGCGCATACGCTTTCTGATGTGCATTGATTTCGATACGCAATTCTTGAGGGCGGTATTTCTCCACCCAATCTTCGATTAAATTTTGAATCTTCTGTGGATTAGGGTCTGTCATATTGACAGCATCTAGCACATAAATTTTTCCGTCAGCCTTGTTGTATGTACATACGACGGCTCCTGTAGCACCTGCCATAGCAGGGTCAAGACCAATGATGGTGTAACCCTCAACGTGCTTAGGATGTCCTGGGTTACCAGCCTTTAGTGGTCCTCGTTTACGCATTCCGTTGACGGAACCTGAGATACAGGTTGGAGAGAAGATTGAATCTTCTTGGACGTCTTCTTGCTGGTAGACCATAGCCCATACTGACGGAGCGACCTCAGAGCGACGTGTAAAGAGCGCGGGTCCATCCCATTTCGGATAAAGTCCGTCGGCATCAGGTTCGTCCACATCTCCTTCGGGTCTATCTGTTTTAGCCCAAAGGGTTTTCCAATTTAAAGGTTTTTCGTCAAACTCAAGAACGGCTGGCATAGCCATATAGGTGAAGGGTGATTTGCCACCAGTCCACTGTGAGCCATCCCGTAGCATTTTGTAGAGGTCAATCGGTGAGACTCTGGTACCTACGATAATAAGTTTACCGTAGCGACCAAGACGGGTAATAACTTCCTTCTGAAGCCATTCCATCTGCTTTTCCCACTCGTGGGCGTTAGAACCCATCACAGCGTCATCGACAATAATCAAGTCGGCACGAGCACCGTAAATCTGGGAACCAAGTCCTAGTGCTTGAACTGTTGGGTCTTTTTCGCCACTATCGCGTCCTGTACCCAAATAAATCATATCTGCAGACCACGTAGTGGCGTCTGCCTTATATCCGCCATTTGGACCAAAAGCAGTCTGCAGTTTAATAAAGGCGGGGTGGTTAAGACGAGTCTTAATCGCACCCAGGAACTTGCGTGCCATACCCTGAGTCTTTGAGACAATGATGACTCGTGAGTTGGGGTTGGTCACAATCTTGTAGACCACGTAGTTGGTCGTGATGACCGTAGACTTTGCGTGCTCAGGTGGTACGTTGACGAGCACTCTGTTGACAGCCCCTGGCTCGTAGGTCATAGCAGGGTGTATCCAGCGCGGCTCGCGCCCCTCAATGAGGTCAATCCAGTTGAGGTGGTGAGGAAACATCTTAGTATCTAGGAACTGCTCACAGAAGTCGACGAAGGAGATTTCCTTCAAGTCGCCTAGGTCTGCAATAACGCCTTTACCCACTAGTCGGGATTTGTCGGAGCGTTCCTTGAAGTCAGGTTCATTCATTGTCCACTGGCGGAAGGTGACGTCGTTGCGTCCCACAGATGCCATAGCCGCCGTAATGGTCGAGCCTTGCTCTAGTTGGAGTAGAACCTTCTCCTGCGCCTCGCGCTTGGGTATGTTCTGTATTCCTGGCTTGCGTCCCATAGGTGCCCCCTAAAGTTGCCCTCTGTAGAGGTTATAAAACGATGTATAAACGGTACCCGTTAGACGGCATAACTGTGGCAATTATAATTATATATTATATATATTAAGGATTAACCGTAGAGCAAACGGAGGTTAATCCGTTTAAGATTATTATTAATCTTTACATATAAGATAACCCGTTCAAAGTACCAAAACCGAACACTTAATATCAATATATTTTTAAATATCTTTATAAGGGGGGCTAATATATATAAAAGCCCTGGTCAGGGCGTATTTAGCAAATATAACAGAAAATTGGAATGGGAGTATATATACAAGTAAGTGAGCATATTAAACAACCCTACGGTCAAAAGATAGCAACAGAGTATGGTTAGGACAACCCTCACCCTTTACCAGAGGGTTAGAGTCTTGTTTTATAATATAATCCCGCAGTATGCGGGCTATAAATGCCAGAGATTGGCAAGGAATTAACCGCAGAATAAGTTCCTTGATTGGGTGACTATCCCCCGTCCATATTCGCGGGGTCTAGTCTTATGGATTGAGGGCTATCAAATAGGGGAAGAGATTGAAGATTCAACTATTTAGACCCTCTAAAATTGTCGACAAATCGACAGACCCCAAACCCCTCACAGGTTCCGCAGGTGTGATGGACATCACATTTCTTGAGCGTGGGCAATGCTTGACAAGCCTAGTTTGAGCCTGTAATGTTCCTCTTGTAACTTAAACCACACTAAGACAGGAGCACAAAATGAAGATAGAACTAACAGACGGAACCGAAACTCTAACCATAGACACAACGGTTCTGTGGTTCGTAGAGTTAGAGACCCCTCAATCATTTGATGAAATCTTAACGGGCGTGCTTGAAAATCTCAAGAAGCGCGGTTTCAATGTTTCAGATACTTTTGTTAATGTAGACGCTTGGCCATACATCTCCGCAAATCTTCCAAAAGGAGAAGCAATTCTCAGTAGATAGCAAGGACAGCCCCGCCCGCCTAGGGCGTGCCTCTTCGATGAGGAGCGGGGCACGGGAACAATCCCAACACGACAGGAGCAAGACAGTGCAGACACAAACAGAGCAAGACAAGACACAGGCAATGCGCTTAGAGATTGACACCCTTGTAAAGGGTGTTTGGTTCCTCCAAGATGGCGAAACTTATGAGTATTCATTCATTCCTAAGGGTTGCGACTGCGGAGGCTTAGCGGGTAGCGGGCGCGGATTTCCAACCTATGAAATAGCGGTGTGGGAAGCATTAAAAGAAGCGACAACTATCACGGCGCAAGGATTCCATTCTCACGGGAACGGCAAGAAATACAAGAACAAGAAATAAGCAAGACCGCCCCCGCGCTAAAGGCTAGAGGCTCACAACCTCACGGGGGCACTAGGTAGGGCAACAATGCCCGCCTTAGATAGGAGAAGATGCAAAATGATTAACTACTTGACAACTTGGGCACAGACAACAGAGGACGCCTACAACGAGGGAAACATCTTTCTGTGGGCTTGGGGTATCGGGGCGCAGTTGCTACCGTTCGCGGGTGTCGCCCTAGTTCTTGCGGGTGTCGGCGTTTGGGCTTTTAAAATGTGGGAGGATAATTTCTAATGGCTAACACTTGGGGAACCAATCGCACGGGATACGATAAGCAACTTTACAAAATAGGGACAGAGTTGCAGAATGTCGGAACCGTGGAGGGCGTGAGGGATGCCGTAAGAAAGTTAGAGAAAGTACTAGAAAAAATCGAAAAAGAACAAGCAGTGAAAAGAATCGAAGAGGTACGCCAGCAAATAATTGCAATGTGAGGCAACTCACAGCCCGCCAC